CGCGAAATACTGGATAGTATGACAATGCCGTATGAGGCAAGGTTCGAGGAAGGAAGACCTTCCGACGCGGTCGGCAAGCTCGACCTTACTATAAAAGCAAAACGCAATCAAAAAGTTGTTACACTCCCCACCGACAAGGAGTTCCGGCAGGAACAGCTTGAGGCAGCTCCTCGCAGAAAGAAAGCCGGAGCCGGGGACGAATACCTTGCAAAACAAGCAGAATCGGCTCTCGCACGGTTGAGAGCTATCAATGAATAGGAGGATTATTATGGAAGTCACAGCAGCTAAAAATAACATTATTTACACCGTACCGGGCAAAAGCCTCGCAGAGAAAATCAATGACCACCTTGCCACCACAAAGTCCAGTATCGCAGCCCTGGCGAAAGAGGTCGCCTACTCCCGCACCGCCGTTTCCCGTTATCTCTCCGGCAAGTATGACAGCAACGCGAACGGCCTGGAAGCCAAGCTCGCCGAGTGGTATGCACAGCACACAGGCGAAGCCGTGGAAGTTCAGGAACGGGCCGAAGTGACCGCCGCCGCCCGCCCGCAGTTTTTCGAGAGCCGCGACGCGACCGCCGTGCTCGGTGTTTGCCAGTCCTGCCAGGAGTTCATCGGGCTCGGGATTGTAGTCGGGCGAAGCGGTTACGGCAAGACCCACACCCTCAAGCAGTACGCTAAGCTCCCCCGCGTCGCCTATATCGAATGTGACGACACTATGAGCAGCCGCGACCTTGTGGAAGCGATTGAACGCGCCCTCGGCCTCCCTTCCGGCTACGGCACCATATGGCGCAGAGTCAACGGCATTCGGGAGTTCTTCAATGTAAACAAAGGTTATCTCCTTATTATCGACGAGGCTGATAAGCTCGTCAGCAAGTACACCGCGAAAAAGATGGAGATACTCCGGGCAATCTTTGACCAGAGCGACGTCGGCCTTGTGATTGCCGGGGAGCCGAAGCTCGAAGCTACTATAAAGACCTACCTTGTGCGAATGGCAAATCGGGTTGACTTCTACGCCTCCCTCCGGGGGCTATCCCAGAAGGAAGTCGAGGACTACCTTGCGGGCTATGATATCGAACCCGAGGCAATGGCTGAAATCAAGGCCCGCGCTTGTAACATGCAAACGGGGTGCTTTCGGCTCCTTGACCGCACCCTCTCCAATGTATTCCGTATCATGGAGGAATCCGGCAGGGACACGATTACACTCAAGGTCATTGAGCAAGCGTCCTCTATGATGATGCTCTAAGGAGGACGGACAATGAAAATGAGAAAACAACGACTTTTAGGGCTTGCCCTAGTGCTTATCTCCTTTGCAGTGATTGCACTTGCAAGGACTGGCACAACCCCGGAGGAGCAGGACGTGACCGTCATATTGGTTACTTTGCCCCTGGGCATTTATGCAATGGTCACAAAGCAGTATATCCTTTACGACAACGAAGACGGGAAGGTTCCCGCCGATCAGCCACCAAAACCAACCAAGAAAGGAGCCACGATATGGCAAGAAAACGAATTACCGAAGCCCCTGCCCTCAAGACCTGGGAGGACGTTGACGCAGCTCTCCGTGAAATCGCGGAGGCCGAGCTGACCCTGGGCGATATTGAGGCAGAAATGAACCGACAGATCATCGGCGCAAAGAAGATCGCCGAACAGCAAAGCAAGCTACACTCCGACCGTATTTCTAAACTGGAGCGCGATATCAAGGAGTTTGTCACCGACCACCGGGACGAGCTCGGAAAGGCGAAAACAAAGCCCCTAAACTATGGCGAGGTCGGCTTCCGACTTTCGACCACAATCTCCCTCCCGAAGGCAAAGGAAAAGCTCGCGGAGATTATAAGGAGGCTTAAAGCCCGGCAGATGACGGACTGTATCATCACCGAGGAAAAGGTCAGTAAGGACGGCCTCCGCAAGTATGGTGAGGATACCGTCAATGCAGTCGGCGCGACCTGGAAGCAAAAGGACGAGTTCGGTTATGAGGTATTCAAGGATAAGATTGAACGCATGTCCTCCCCCGGAGTATAAGGGGGCGGCAATACGAAAGTGAGGTATCAGGAATGGCAGCACGAAACAAGAGAGGCGGAACGCCCGCCTCCATTCGTACCCTCTGGGCGATTGCCAAGTCCGAGGAGCTCAGACTTAGTGAAGAAGACCTTCACGCGGTCGTGTACCGGGAAACGGGCAAGGAGTCCATAAGGAAGCTCACCCAGGGGGAACTAAACACCGTGGCCCGTATCCTGCAAAACATGAAGGACGGCGTCAAGCGTGACGTTCACGCAAAGCGCATCGACGAGGGCGGGAATGAGTTCACGGAAAGGCAGCGGCGCAAGATATACGCCCTTTGCGATGTTCTAGGGTGGAATGACGACCCCAGGAGGCTTGACGGCTTTGTCAAGCGCGTCACACATGTAGACCGCGTGGAATGGCTCACAGCAATACAATGCAACCAAGTCATTGAGGGCCTTAAGAAAATGATCGCCCGCCAAAAGGAAAAGGAGGCGCAAGATGGCGGCACCCAGGAAGAAGAAGCTCACACAACGTGAAAAAACCGAGAGAGCTGCCATAAAAAAGCAGCTTCAAGAGGACGGCATCATTCCCCCGGACAAGGTGAGGCTTAATCGAAAGAAGTTTGCAAAAGAAGTCCTTACCGAGTTCGACGGGAAGTTTGGAGGTATTGAGGACACGCTTTATTTATACAAGGCGATCGGCTGCATGGTCGGCCCTGATATGCGGGAGGTCACAAGCGAACAGGTCGGCGTCCTCAAGCTCTTAAAAATTGCGATGGAAACCAAAAAGTTTATGAATGGGCTCTCCCAGGAGGGCCGTTCTCAATACACCATCGGGGAGTATGTCGAAAAGGTCGTTCTCCCCATCAGAAAATTATAGGAGGTTAAAATCATGGTTGAAGACAAGAACACACAGGCAGCTCCGGCAACCGAACCGGAAGTCACCACCACCCAGGCCCCAGAGCCGGAAGTAACTGAAACCCAGGAGTCAGTCATCATTATCCCGGAGACCGAGCCGGAAGTCAACGACGTTGACCGGGAGCTTATCTTTCACGCTCCCGATGAGGAAGGAGAAGACGATGAATAAGACAACCATCTGCCTGGACGCAGGACACGCAAGCACAAGCTATAATCAGTCTCCTGTCCTTAGAACCTACTTTGAAAGCGCGATGAACTGGACGCTCCATTTGCTTTTGAAAGCAGAGCTTGAAAAGCGCGGTTTCGAGGTCATCACCACCAGGCCGGACATTGATACCGACCTTACCGTCTACAGCCGGGGCGCAGCCGCAAAGGGCTGCAACGTGTTTATTTCCCTGCACTCCAACGCTTGCGGCACGGAAAGCGTGGATTATCCCGTCGTCTACCGGGCTTATGATAACTTAAACGGAGCCGATACCCTCGCCCTTGCGATTGCGCAGGAAGTCGGGCGGCTCATGGGCACCAACCAGGCCGGACGCACCGCAACAAGGAAAAACAGCTCGGGCGGTGAATACTACGGCGTACTCCGTGGAGCCCGTGCCGTGGGCGTTCCCTACTATATGCTCATTGAGCACAGCTTTCACACCAACTTAAAGGCGACCGAGTGGCTATCTGATGAGGCCAACCTTGCCAAACTCGCAGTCGCCGAGGCCGAGATCCTGGCGAAACACTTCGGCGTAAGTGCAGAGCCTACCGCTCCGGAGAATGGAAAGACTTCCATCATGGGAAGCGCAGCGGCAACCGCTGCACAGATGGCTCTTTACTGCCGCAGCAGGAACGCCTCCCCGCAGCTTACGGGCTGCACCCTGGAACAGCTTGCGGAGCTCTTCCTGGAGGAAGGCCGGACAGAAGGCGTCCGCGGCGATGTCGCGTTTGCCCAGAGCCTCAAGGAGACGGGCTTCTTCAAATACGGCGGCATCGTTCTCCCGACACAGAACAATTTTGCGGGCATCGGAGCTCTCAACGGAAACGCAGCCGGGAACGCGGCAAGCTTCTCTACACCTCGTGAAGGTATCCGGGCACAGATACAGCATTTAAAAGCCTACGCCTCCACCGCACCCCTTGCAAGTGCCCAGGTAGACCCGCGCTTTCACCTTGTAGCCCGTGGCTCTGCCCCCTATGTGGAGTGGCTCGGTGCCGGGGACAATCCCCAGGGCAAGGGGTGGGCCGTACCGGGCAAGGGTTACGGAGCGGATATCCTTTCCCTGCTCTCCGGCATTCTTGCCGTAAATGCAGGGGCAACCCCGCAG